CACCTACGGAGAGAGAAGCTAGTTATAGAGTTTCAGGTTTTCGTAGAGCAAGAAACACTTTTCAGGGTTACTATGCTGTATGTGATAGAATAGTAGGTTGTTTTCAAAGTCTATTAAGTTCACTCAAACAAGAGGAAAGACGACCACAACAATGAAACTTTTAAACATACATAATAGAGGTAAAAATATATATTTATTCTGTCGTAATGATGATGGGCAACAAGTAATTGTAGAAGATAATGACTTCTATCCTTATTACTATGAACCTGATGCAAATGGTGAATATTTAAGCTTTGATAATAAAGCTCTTAAAAAAGTTTTATGTAGCTTGCCAAGTGATATAGCTAAACAACGGAGCAATGATAGCTATGAATCTGATATTGTATTTACGAAACGATATATGATAGATAAAATACCTACAATAGAAGAAGCTCCTATAAAATATTTATTCCTTGATATAGAAACTTTATCACCAGAGTTACCAAATGTGGAAGAAGCTAAATATCCTATATCTTGTATTACTATTTATAATTCATTTTCAAAGGAAACAAAAACATTTTACCTCGGTGACTATTCAACCGAAGAGCAACTACATGAAGATTTTATATCATATATAAAAACTGAAAAACCAGATTTGTTACTAGCTTGGAACATAGATAATTTCGATTATCCATATCTACAAAATAGAATAGAAGATTTTGCTAAAAGAATTAGTCCAATTGGACAAATAAGATATGGAAAAGATGGAATGTTCTACCCTGCGGGAATTAGTGTTGTAGATTATCTTTGGTTATTTAAAAAGGTATATATGAGGGAGCAAAGTTATAAGTTAGACCATGTAGCTGAAAAACATTTGAAAGCAGGAAAAAAGAATAAAGAAGTAGATTTCTCAAAACTTAGCCCTACATTGAAAGAAAGAAATAAAGAAGATGTAGAAATTCTTGTAAAACTTGAAGAAAAAACCAAACTAATACCCTACTATAATGAAGTTAGAATGTTAAGTTGTTGCTTATGGGAAGACCTTTACTATAATTCTAGAATCATTGACACGCTTCTATTAAAAGAAGCTAAAGTATCTAATATCATACTACCGAAAAATAATAAAGGTGGAGATAATTCTTCTTTCAAGGGTGCTACTAGAGATTTATCAGACACAGGAATTTTTAGGGGTATTGGTAAGTATGACCTTTCTGGAGCATACCCATCTATGATAGTGAATTTTTGTTTAGATAGTAGTAATATTGTAGATGTTCCAAATGAAAATAGTATCAATGTAAACGGAATAAACTTTAATCAAAATAACAATACCTTGTTACCAAAAGTTGTTAAAAAAATGTTAACTCTAAAGGAAGAATTAGGAAAATCAAAAAAGAATGCTGATGTAGATTCTAAAGAATATGAAGGTATAAAAGCAAGATATGACGGAATAAAGGGAATAGTTAATAGTACCTTTGGAGTATTTGGAAATCAATATTTTAGAATGTATGACCAAAGAATAACTGCTTCTATCACATACCTTGCAAGAGAGCTATTAATATATGTAAAAGATACTTTAAATAGTATAGGTCATAAAGTTATATATTTTGATACTGATTCTATTTTCGCAAAATCAGATAATAACATAAAAGATTTACTTAATAATTTAATACAAGAATGGGCAAAAAAACAAGGTAAAGATAGTATAGATTTGCTTTTTGAATATGAAGGAACTTTTAATCGTATATTCCTACTAGGTAAGTGTCATTATTTGGGATATATAGAAGGAAAAGAGAAACCTGAAATAAAAGGTATTGAGGCTAAAAGGGCTTCTAGTTCTAAATATGAAGCTACTTTTCAGAGAACTCTGATAGATAAAACCTTTGATGAACTTAAAGCTGTAATTGTAGATTGGATAAAAGCTGAGAAGAAAAGACTAAAAACTTTACCTTTTGAAGAAATGGCTTTCCCTTGTAAAATACAGCACAAGGTATATAAAAATGAGCCAATTTTTGTGCGAGCATATAATAATACTAAATTACTAATACCTAAATTTAAAGTTGAGAAGGGAGAATTATTTTATTATATATTTGTTAAATCTTTAGGAACTGATGCAAATGGTAAAGATATAAACGTATTAGCTTTTAACGATACTATTTTAGATGCAATTAAGGTCTATAAAGATAAAATAGATTGGGATGAAGTATATCGTAGAAGTATTATAACCAAGGCAGATGCCATCTTCAATGCAATGGGATGGAACCTTAATATTGAATTAAGCAATCAGCTAACGCTTTTCTAGAGAAAGGGGGATTAAGATGAAAAATCATTATGTCGTTAGCCTAAAGGATAAATCAGATGGACTTATACATAAAACTAGATGTAAGTCAGATAAAGATTTAGCTAACTTACTATTACATGTCGATGATGATATTTATGACATTGTTGAAATAGTAGTTGATAATGTTAAATTTGGTGATTATAAGGAATTTTGTAAAAAAAATAATAGCCTGGAAACAGGCAATAACGAATAAAAGGGGGAAGTATGTTGTCAAACCGTGATACACATTCTGAGCTAGAAAAAATTGATGAAGTTTTAGAAAAGGGTACACCTGAACAAGTACAAAAAGCTAGTTTGAAAGCTACCAGTTTACTGATAAAGTTGCTATTAAATATAAGAACTAATATGGTTACGATAATGAAGAATTATATGAAGATTGATTTGATTAAGCCAGCAGATAAAAGAGATGAAGATAGAAGTGAAGAAAAAGCTAGTGAATAAGAATATTAAAATGAGGAAAAGTGAGACTACCAGCAGTGGTGGTCTCACCTTCTCTTCTCATAATCATAGCGACTATTGTATAGAAAGTCAATTGACTAAGAAAAAAACTCATCGTTTTAGTTTATTGTCGCTAGAGTCTTTATATAAAAAAGCTATAAAATTAAAGAAAATACCTAAGTTAATTTTGGGTATGGAAAAAGATAACGGAGATATGTTGTTCTTAGATATAGATATATCGTTAATAAAAAATAATAGAAAAGGGAAATAACTCAATTATGGCTATTAGTAAAAATGCTAAAAAATTATTACAACAAAGATACTGCCATCCCAATGAACAGCCTAAAGACGTATATGGAAGAGTTGCTAACGCTTTAGCATTAGGAGACGCAAAGTTTGAGAAGAAACTTAGACGGGCAATGATAGACGGAATATTTCTTCCTAACTCCCCTTGTCTTAGAAACGCCGGTATAAAAAAGGGTAATCTTCACGCATGTTTTGTATTACCTATTGAAGATTCAATGGGTAGTATAAGTAACGCATTAAAAGATATGATATTAATTTTTAAAACGGGTGGCGGTGTGGGAATTAATTTTTCTAAGCTTAGACCTAAAGAAGCTTCTTTATCATCTGGAGGTACATCGAGTGGAGTAGTTTCTTTTATGACTTTATTTGATACAGCAACAGAGGTAGTAAAGCAAGGTGGATTTAGACGTGGAGCTTTGATGGGAGTTCTTAATTTTGAACATGCAGAAATTATGGAATTCATTAGAAGTAAATTAACTGGCAAATTGACCAATTTTAATATTTCAGTATTAGTTAGTGACAAGTTTATGGAAGCAGTAGAAAAAGGAGAAGATATAGAGTTAAAAAACCCACAAGATGATACTGTATGTGGTATAATTAACGCAAGAACTATTTTTGATGTAATATGTTTTAGTGCTTGGAATAGTGGTGACCCTGGATTTCTATTTTACGATACTATAAATAGGGATAATTCACTTTTCCCTAAAATAAAGATTAAGACAACCAACCCATGTGGTGAGGTACCACTTCCATCTTATGGAGCTTGTTGTTTGGGAAGTATTAATGTTAGTAGGTTGGTAAAATATAATAAGTTTGATTTTGTAGCGTTTGAAAAGTATTTAGAAATTGCAGTTAGAGCTTTAAGAAATAATAACGCAGTATCCAGTTACCCTCTACCGCAAATTACAAAGATTATGAAGGAGCTTGACCCTATTGGTGTAGGAATTATGGGGTTTGCAGATTGTTTAATAAAGCTAGGAATTTATTATGATAGTCAGGAGTGTTTAGATTTTATAGACCAAGTCGGAACGATATACAAAAAAGTTACTGATAAATTAGCAAAAGATTGTTTTTGGAAAAGAATTATTGCGCCAACTGGTTCATTAAGCATTTTGGCTGATTGTAGTAGTGGTATTGAACCTGTTTTTGAAACTACCTTTGAAAGACATTTAACAGTTGGTGTATTAGAAGAAACTAGAGATATTTATAAAAGTAAGTTTGTTAGAACTGCTCATCAAGTTGACCCAAAATGGCACCTTAAAGTACAAAGCCAATGGCAAAAATGGTTAGATGGTAGCATATCTAAGACTATAAATTTACCTAGTAGCGCATCAGTTGAAGATGTTAAAAAAATATATATGCAAGCCTGGAAAATGGGCTGTAAAGGAATTACTGTTTTTAGAGACGGTAGTAAAGGTGGAGTTTTAATAAAAGTAGCAGATAAAAAAGATGCAAGTAAGAAGGAGTCAGATAATACTAGGATAAAATGTGATGGTGACAGTTGTCTTCTATAAATATAAAGGAGTATAGAGCGAATACTATTTATACTCCTTCCATAAAAACAGAGAGAGAGAGAGGAATAATTTATGAAATTATATGTTGTAATACCTGATGTTCATGATAGACATCCCGATATTCATTTGCGTGATGGTAGATTAAATAGAAAAGTCTATCATCCTGCATATCGCTGTGTTGAAAAAGTAATAGAAGCCACAAAACCTGATGGTATAATGTTTTTAGGTGATGTGACAGATATGGATAGTTTGAATGGTTTTGATACAGATAAGCGCAGATTAATGGAAGGAAAAAGATATCAAAAAGATATACAAAGTCTAAACCATTTATTAGATAGAATGGATGCTATCTCAAAAAACTCTGAAAAAATATATTTGTTAGGTAATCATGAAGATAGAATAAAAATGTACCTAAATTATCATGCTGAAATGGAAGGTGCTATTGATTTTGAGAAAGATATCTTTTTAGAGCAAAGAAAATACGAAGTTATACCATATAATTCTACTAAGATGATAGGTAAAGCTTTGTTTATGCATGGTTTTAATGCAACTAAACATCATAGTAGTTTTATGAGTAGTATTTATCCCAAGACAATATATTATGGACATACTCATGATTGTCAAAAACATTCTTTCATGTCTCCCATAGATACTAAAGAAGTTAGAGTCGCAGAATCGTTAGGTTGTACTTGTGACTTAAATCCACAGTGGTTAAGGGGTAGACCTAATAAATGGATGCATGCCTTTGGTATGTTTTGGGTTAAAGATAATGGTGAATTTCAGATGGATGTAAAACACATTATAAAAGGAGAAGTAATTATCAATGGAAAAGTATTCAAAGGGTAAAGATAAAGTAAAAATTCGTAAGACTTGGAATAGACATCCTCAAACTCAAGTTCAAAAGAACAAAAAGAAATATAATAGAAAAAAGTTTAGGAATAGTTTAGGGGATTATCTTCCCGAAATCAAAGAAGCAAGGGGAGAGTTTGGAAAGGAATTCTATTAATATGAATAACTTGAAACGACTTGCCCATGAAATAGCAGTTTCTAAAGGATTCTGGGATGGTGATAGAAACGAGACTGAATTGATTATGCTCGTAGTAACTGAACTAGCTGAAACGGTAGAAGCTTTGAGGCATGGAAATCCTAAAAGCAAAGTTATTAAAGGGTTTTCTCAAGTTGAGGAAGAATTAGCAGATGCAATGCTACGAATTCTTGATTTATGTAAAGCTAAGAATTATGATATAGAAGGTGCTATTTGGGCTAAAATGGAATATAATAAGAAGCGTCCTAGAATGCACGGTGGGAAGAAATTTTAACTTGTAACCATAAACCCAAGGAGGGGAAAATGAAAGGTATAAGATTAATTACAAGTGCTTTAGCTATTTTTGATAAGATAGTAAAAAAGCTAGAAAAGGGTATTGAAATTTGTGAAAATGAAGTATTGTTGAAAAGTGAGATTATGGCACAAGCTGAAAGGGATAGAATGATATTAGGGGCTAACATAGAAAAAGCACAAAAAGCGATTGCTAATATTGAGAAACTAACTTCATAGAAATGAGAGTCAATGAAATACACTAATAAATTTAATTTACCATCATCCCTCGTGGATGCGATTACAGGTAAAACATATGATAGGTCTAAAAGAGACCCATATAGATTAGGTGTTACTACTTTGATAAATCCACCTATACAAAGTATCCTTACTGTTAAATATTGGAATGAACTAGAAGAAGATATATCAGAACATCTTTTTAGGATAGGTGGTAGTGCTTATCATTATGTTTTATCTCAAATGGAAAGTGAGAATAGGTTAATAGAAGAAAAGTTTATAGAGGAATTGAACGGTGTTACAATTGTTGGTAAGCTTGATTTATATGATAAATTAACTAAAGCTATTGAAGATTGGAAAGTTACTTCTGTATGGTCTGCTAAATTTGGTAAGTCTTCTGACTATGAAGCTCAAATTAATTGCTATGCTTGGCTTTTAGGTAAAAAGGGTATAGTTGTAGAGAAGGGATATATAAATCAGATTCTTCGTGATTGGCGTAAAAATGAGCGTCAAAGGTTTGATGATTATCCCCCAATACCATTCAATAGAAAAGAAATAAAAATATGGTTACCAGAAGAACAGCAGAAGTATGTAGAAGAGAGAGTAGAAATTTATAAAACTGAATTAGCTTTACCTGAAGATGAGCTTACTGTTTGTACATCGGAAGAGAGATGGGAAAGACAAACTACTTACGCTGTAATGAAAAATAAGAACAAAAAAGCAAGTAGGGTTCTAGAAACTGCTACCTTAGCCGAAGAATGGAAGTCAAATCAAAATGCAAAAGATTCTTGGGTTATTGTAGAGCGTAAAGGTACTTGTTTAAAATGTGATGATTATTGTTCTGTTGCACCGTTTTGTAGATTTAATAAAGAAAGATTTAAAAATAGCTTTACAAAGTTATAGCTTGTATAGTATAATATAAGTAGAGCTACCAGTTGGGGTAGAGAAGTCTGGTCAAACTCGGCTGTCTGTAAAACAGTCGCCTCGTGCTTCGCAGGTTCGAATCCTGCCCTCAACACCAGCGGGAGTAGCCGAATGGCATAGGCAATGGTTTTAGAAACCATAATCTGTAGGTTCAAATCCTACCTCCCGTACCATTAAAAAGCTTTACAAAGTTGCTGTTGATGTGATATAATATAGTTAGAAAGGAGAATTATCTCTATGAAACTTATGATGAATAAAGATGTTAAAATTTTAAAGTCTAATTTCTATAACTATCTGTTTAATAAGAATAACGGAACATTTATACGATGGGGTAGAAATAAAAATGATGACCCTGAGTTTAGTCCATTTGGACCAGAGATATTAGATATTGAAGTCAGCAATATTTGTTCTAAAGCTTGTTCATGGTGCTATAAATCAAATACTGCTAAAGGTACATATATGACTTTTACTACCTTTAAAAAAATGTTTGATAAGTTTCCAAAAATGCTCACACAAATTGCTTTTGGGATTGGTGACATAGATGGTAATCCCGACTTATATAAGATAATGAAGTATTGTAGAGATAATAAAGTCATACCAAATATTACTATTAATGGTGAACGAATGACAGATTATCACTATGATAAGTTGGTAGAGCTTTGTGGTGCAGTGGCAGTTAGTCACTATGATGATAAAACTTGTTTTAACGCTGTACAAGAACTAACAAAGCGAGGATTAAAGCAGGTAAACATTCATAAACTATTAGCAAATGAAACTTACGAAGATTGCTTTAAACTAATTGATAAAACTAAAACTGATGAAAGATTAAAGAGTTTAAATGCAATAGTGTTTCTATGGCTTAAACCAAAGGGATTAAGAAATCATTTCACTCAACTAAGTTCCTTAAAACAATATAAAAAATTAGTAGATTATGCTTTCGATGAAAACGCAAGAATAGGGTTTGATAGTTGTTCTGCTGCAAATTTCATAAAAGTTATTAAAGACAAAGATAATTTTGCTGAAATAGAACCGATGGTTGAACCGTGTGAAAGCTCTGCATTTAGTTTTTATATTAATTCAGATGGTATTGGGTTTCCTTGTAGCTTTACAGAAGGAGAACAATATAAAGGAATAGATACTGTAAATTGTAAGAATTTTATAGAAGATGTTTGGTTTGGTAAAGAGGTAACTGTATTTAGAGATAAACTATTGAGTAATAAAGATTGTAACGGATGTCGAAAGTGTCAAGCTTTTGACTTAGAACTAGAGGAAATAAAATGAAGATTAGAAAAGGTTTTGTAAGTAACAGTAGTTCCAGTAGTTTTATTATAGCTAGTAAAAACGGAGCACTCACTAAAGAAAAAATTATGAAAGCTTTTAAAGTAGGTGAGGGTTCACCTTTTTATGAATTAGCTGGAAAGATTGCAGATATTTTATTGGATGCTGACCAAATGAACTTGAGGGAAATGTTAGAAGACCAAGGTGTGGATAATATAGAAGAATTAGATGAAATGTATCAAAAGGCATTTAAACTTGGTAAAGATATAAGGACGGGTTGTGCATCAGACCAAGATGACCCAGAAGAATTTGTATTATGTGAACTTGACCTTCACTATGAAGATGATGACATTATTATTGAAAAAGAAGGGGGATATTGATGAAGTATAGATGCGGATTTGTAAGTAATTCAAGTTCAAGTAGTTTTGTATTATTGAAAGATAATCTTAGTAAAAAGCAAATTGAGGAATTTAAAGCTTGGATAAATGAAGTTGAGAGCGAGGACAATGAGAATTATGATGAAGATACTTCTATTTGTGAAGAAGGTAGGTTTTTTCTTGGTACTGTAAGTTATCATTGTGGGATAGCTGAAATACTTGAAGAATTAAAAATAGATAAAAATGATTGGAGGACAGTATCATGAAAATAAGACCAGGGTTTGTATCAAATTCTAGTAGTTGTAGTTTTTGTATTTATGGAGTTGGCTTAGAGCAAGAAGATATGCTTAAAATGTTGAAGTTAGAAGATAATGAAGAAAATGAAGGTAAAGATACTTATGAGCTATTTGAAGAACTAGAAGAAATAGTTAAAGATTTAGATTTAGAATTAAATTCTATGATGGGAGATTGTTTTTATATTGGTAGAAGTTATTCAGACATAAAGGATAATGAAACTGGAAAACAGTTTAAAGATAAGGTAAGACAACAACTTTCAGAGCTTGGGATAACTAAAGAACCTGATTATATATCAGAAGCTTGGAGAGATGGATAATTGCGTATCTTCTGATACGCTCCAGCAGAGGTGGTGGAACTGGCATACACATATGGTTTAAGCCCATATGCCTTCGGGATTGAGGGTTCAACTCCCTCCCTCTGTACCAGGAAGAGTACTCAAATCGGTGAAGAGGCTGGTTTGCTAAACCAGTAGGTCAGAAATGACGTGAAGGTTCGAATCCTTCCTCTTCCGCCAAAGGAGATAAATGAATGGATGTTAAATCTAAAAAAATAGAAGTTGAGAAAAAAATAAATGAGGCTATGGTAAATTTCCATAATGAAACTGGGTTAGAAATAGAAGAAGTTAATTTCACAACTGAACCAAAAGTTGGTTATAGTGAAACTAAAGATTATAGAGTTAAAATAAAAGCAGTTATTAAATAGGAGTAATAAATGAAAATAGGATTAGACTTTCACGGAGTAATTGACAACGCACCTGAGTTTTTTGATATTATTACTAATTTATTAATAGCTAACTCTTTTCACGAAATACATATAATTACAGGTCTTACTAAGAAAGATGTAGAACCATTATTAGAAAAATATAGTATTGCATATACTCATTTATATTCTATAACAGATGATTTATTAAATGAGGGTTTAGAACATATTATTGATAATAATGGTAGACCCTGCTTTAGTGGGGTAGAGTGGAGTTCCGCTAAAGCTGTATATTGTAAGAAAAACAAAATAGATATAATGTTAGATGATTCAGATATATATGGAAAATATTTTATTACACCATATTTTAAAATGGAGTATAAATCCAAGAGGGTTAAAGCATAACTGGATGATTGCCTCCGTCTTGAAAACGGATAGTCTTGTAAAAGGGCTTAGGGGTTCGAATCCTCTACCCTCTGCCAACCCCTATAACCTAATGGATTAAGGTCTCAATCTTCTAAATTGAGTATCGAGGTTCGACTCCTCGTAGGGGTGCCAAAAAGGAAAACTATGAGAATATTAATATTGGAAGATAATAAATTTAGAATAGAAGCATTTAGAACACATCTAATTGGGACAACAAAAGATTTTTGCACGGAAGCTTCAGATGCTATTCATTTACTAAAAACTAACAAATATGACCTTATTATGTTAGACCACGATTTGGGTGGAGAAGTATATGTAGACTCTAACGAAGCAAACACTGGATATCAAGTTGCAAAGACGATACCAGATAGTATAAATAAAGATACTAGAATAATTGTTCATAGTATGAATCCGATTGGTGCTAAGTTAATGGTTGATACAATAGGAAGTAATGCTAAACATGTGCCTTTTTGTTGTTTGAATTTTGAGGATGTCAAATGATATGTCATAGACCTCTACCTATTAAATGGAATAAAATTAAATGGGGTACATTTGGGGAATTTATAAATGTGGGAATGATTATATTTCCTAATGGTATTGAAGCAGAATTAGTAAATGTTGAACAAATTCATCCTTTTGGTAGTTCTGAATATACTTTAGAATTTAAACATTGTTCTGAGGGAATAACTCATAGAAAGTTCTGGAAAAAATGCTATGTAGCATATGAATTCCTTAAAAGAAGAAATATAAAAGGTGATATACATTTATCTGCTGATGCTCATTCAATATTATCAGCTACAGATAAAAGATTTGATATTGACTATAAAGTAGAAATTAGATTTACTATCTAAAACCAATGCCCATGGCTCAATGGATTAGAGCAGGGAGCTACGAACTCTCAGATTGTAGGTTCGAGTCCTACTGGGCATGCCAGGGTTTGTCGCATAGTCTGGCTCAATGCACCTGACTTTTAATCAGGTTATCGGAGGTTCGAATCCTCCCAGACCCACCAAAGTTGAGGAAAAATGATAAAAAGAATATTAAAAATATACAAAATTCTCTTAAAAAGAATGCCAAAAAAATATCATATACCGCCAATAAAGTTATTTGATACAACAGAAAAACTTTTAAGATATTGTGTTAAAGAATATAGTTGTACATACAAAGAGATATGTGAACATTATGATAAGTATTTAAAAAACCCTAAAACTGCTACATATAGAAAGACTAAATATTGGAGAGTGAAAAAAAGAGATTCTTATAAGGATGTTGTAGCTTTATCAGGTAATCCTATATTAATATCTGTTGGCACACTTAAAAGATATAATCGTTTTGATTATGAAATAGCTTTTATATTATTACATGAAATTGGGCACATTTTACTAAAAAACGATACTGAGTTTAGATGTGATAAATTTGCAGCTCGTTGGATGCGAAAATTTGTTAAGGAGAATTTAATTAAATATGATAAATAAATCATATTCCTGGTAGCTATGGTGTAGTGGTTAACATTTTCGACTGTGACTCGGGAGACGTGAGTTCGAACCTCACTAGTTACCCCAATATTTTAAGGAGAAATAATATAATAGTGAAAAAATGTGAATATTGTAACAAAGAGCATGAGGGAATTTATGCTTCTGGGAGATTTTGTAGTGAAAAGTGTGCTAGAGGATTTTCAACTTCAAAAAATAAACTAAAAAAGAAAAAAGTTATATGTAAAAAATGTGGAAGAAAATATTTGACTCATTTACATTCAAGAATAAATAACTTTATTTGTCATGAATGTCATTATATCCTATGTTCAATATGTGGTAAGGCTTGTACAATAAATTTTAAACCAAAATATGGATTTTGTCAGACATGTTTACAAAAGCATGAGATTTATTCAAAGATAATAAGTGACGCTACTAAAGATAAAAATGGAGGATATCGAGAAAAAAGTGGGAGAGGTAAACAAGGAAGATATAAAAACTATTGGTGTCAATCTACTTGGGAACTAGCATTTGTTATATATCATTTAGACCATAATATTAAATTTAAGAGAAATAAACAAGGATTTCCTTATAAATTTGAAGGTAAAACTTATAAATATTATCCTGACTTTATAAAAAATAATTGTTACTATGAAGTTAAAGGATATGAAACAAAACAAACTCTAGCAAAATATAAAGCTATTAATAATTTAAGAGTATTAAAACAAAAAGAAATTGAGCCTTACATTGAATATGTTAAAGTTACATACAAAGTTCAAAAATTAGAGGAATTATATGAACAAAAAGAGGAATAGGAAAATCTTGATTCCCCTATTCCTTACCACGGTGTGTAGCTTAGTGGTAAAGCTGCGGGCTCATAATTCGTAGACGGGAGTTCGATTCTCTCCGCACCGACCAGGAGGGGTCGCCTAACTGGTAAGGCAACAGACTTTGAATCTGTGGAAGAAATTCCCATGGAAGTTCGAATCTTTCCCCCTCTGCCACCTCGGGTAGTTTAACTCTTCCTCCGAGGACCAAATATTGGAATTAAATATGAAATGTAAAGATTGTAATATAGAATTATTAGGCTATGTAAATGGCGAAGGTGCTTATGGCGTTCCGAGTTATCCTTATGAGTCAGGATACTATTGCCCTAATTGTAGTAAGTCTTGGAGTAATTTAGAAATAGCTGATGGTAGACATTTAAAAGGTTGGAAATCTCCAGCTGAAAGAGAAAAGGCTTTAAGAAAGTATCTTAAAACGCCAAAAGATATTGCATATGAAAGTAATGAGAATAAAGCTAGCACTTTAGCATTACATTTCATTGGCTATATAGCAAAACCCATAGGTATATCGGATAAGCTATATAAGAAATGTTTGGAAGCTTTTAATAATAATAGAGGTAAGTGTGAACTGGAAATTGAAGCTATATTAAAAATATTGGAGGATAAAGATGAAGCTACATGAGAAATTCAAACAATTAAATGTTGCAGTTACAGATATTGAAAAAGAATTAAAAGCAGAAATACATGAATATTTACATGTTTCTATAAGAAAAAATTATGATGACAAAATGCAAATACAAATAGGTGATACCTCATATAGTAATAATACTAATATTAATGTAGAAGACTGGGAAAAGTTAAAACAAACTGTTGATGAATTACTTAATAAGGAAGTAAATGAATATAATAGCCAAAAATAAATTACATTGTGGAGCATGTGTGCAAAAGTTTTCTTCTATTGAGAAGTTATCTGCTCATTTACAAGATTGTCCAGAAGCATCTTGCCTATTGCCACTAATACACACTGTTAGTTTTGGTGGTGATAAAATTGGTCATCCCTTAGCTCATTTTATTTATTGCTTTGCTAAAGCTGTTAAGAAAAACTTAATAAAGAAATACGCTTATTCAGTAGCAGATGAAATAAATATTTTAAAAAGGGCATCTCTCCATACAGAGTTATGCGAAACTCTTGAATTTGATTATAAAAAATTTAGACCCTTTGAGTCTAAGTTTATAATTGAGACACTGGATAGGAAACAAGCTCATAAATATCTGTGTAGAGAAATATTTGTCTATGTTCATACTTTAACATAAGGAATAGAATAATGCAAGAACGTGAAATGGCAGAAAAAAACAAGATACTTGTTATAAAAACAGGTTCACATCTATATGGTACTAATACAGAAAAATCAGATGTGGATTACATAGGTATCTTTTTGCCTGATATAGAATATGTTCTTGGGTTTAGACATTGTGACGAAGTTGATTTATCTAAGAAATCTAAATTAGAAGATGGTAAAAATGCGCCCGATGCTGTTGACATTAAATACTATGAATTTAGAAAATTTGTTAAATTGGCATTAGATAATAATCCCAATATACTTGAAGTGCTTTTTGTTAATAAAGAAAATATTGTATATATTAATGAAATCGGTGAGAAGTTATTAGCACTAAAACATTTGTTTCCGTATAAAGGACTAAAACAGAAGTTTCTTGGATATGCTTTTAGCCAAAAACATAAAATGGTAATCAAAAGAGATAACTATTTTAATTTAGTACAAGCATATGATTATTTGAAAAAGTTTTCTGATGATAAGTATATATCTGAAATAACAATTAGTAATAAATGTCCTAATTTTATTACTACTACTTATGATGAAAAACATAATACTAAGTTTATTGTTATAGGAGATTTGAATTTACAGCCCTCCTTTACTATTAGAAAAATTAAGGATATATTAAAAGAAAGAATTAATAAAGTAGGTAACAGGGAAGAATTACTGTTAAAGCACGGATATGATACTAAGTTTGGTTCTCATTTAGTTAGATTAATGTTTGAAGGAAAAGAGCTATTAGAAACTAACAATATAGAATTTCCGTTAAAAGAAAGAAAGCTATTACTTGATATTAAAAGAGGGGAACACCCGATAACTTATATACTTGAATTAGCAGAAAAGTTGGAAGCGGATATTGAAACTCTTGCTGTAAGTTCTAATTTAAGAAGTAAATCAGCATTTAGTGAAATAGAACAATTTACTATTAACATATTAAAGGAGAAATTAATATGAAAAATTTAAAACAAATATATAGCTCTATTAAATTTAAGTTAATAGGAGCTTTAATCAAGAAATATGGCTCAATTAGATTTACCCCATGTATTACAAGAGATTCAGAAGGAGAATGTGAAGCGTTTGAGAAAGATGTTTTACAGTTACTTAAAAAATATAAAGTTATTAATTCAACTAGAGCAATACAAAAAGTAAATATTTCTCTTGATGCAAATGATTATCCAGAAATAAAGATTATGAAATATATAATGGAAAATTATGATGAGGAATAAATATAGAAAAGGAGTAAATAATGGATGAAATAAATAAAGATGTATTAGAAAATGAAATTAATTTAATAAGAAACCAAGAAATACGAGAATGGACAAAAAGTACTGTTCAAAATTGTCCTAAATATTTTTTTACTGGTATGGCATCTTCTACTGGAAAATATCATCCTACTTGTACATGTATAGAAGGTGGTTTAGTGATACATGTTAAAAGGGCAGTATATTTAGCAGATAGATTATGTGGTGGATATGGTATAAAAGGAGAAGATAAAGATATTGTTATCTCTGCAACAATATTACATGATATTGCAAAAGTTGGGCGAGGTAGCGGTAGTTTTGAAGATTACGAAAATCATCCAATTAATGCAAAAAATTATTTTGCCGATTTTGATGATGAAAAAGTAATAGAAGAAATTGATAGTTGCATACGACATCATATGGGACTATGGACACCAGAAAGTATTAGAAAGCCTCTTTCGGAATATACTTTAAAGCAGTTAGCTGTCTATACAGCAGATTATATGGCAACTACTAAAACATTGATAACACCGAAAGATAATATAAAGAAGGAGATTACTGATGGACATAACACTCCAACAACTACAAAAAATATTGAGTGAAGTTAAGAAACAACTTCTAGATAAAAAACGTATAAAATATGTCAATGCTGATTATGATAATAGAGATGGTAAATTTTGGAAAATAACTTTTAGGCATTGGGGTGGTCATGAAGAAACGATATTTACCAATACTAATAGACCGATAGCAGAACGTAGAAACTTATATGAAGAAATAATGGAGTGGTTAGATGAAAAAAGCTAAATAGTTAAAAGAAAGGATAAAAACTAATGAAGATTAATAACACGGTGATAAGAGATAATGTTATACAGGGTTATAGTGTAAATAAAGACCTTGATACAGATGTACTATCGATTTATTTAGATAGTGGTATAACTATTGTTATAAGGTCAGATGGGAAGTTCGGATTAAGTATGTCGCTATTAGACTTTAAGCAAGCGTTAGTTGAGTTAGAACACTTATTACCATAGAGTTAGGAAATTAAAAATGGATTTAATATACGGAAAAGTAGTTCACTGTAAAAAAGAGAAGTTTGATGTATATATTGGGAGACCGAGTAAATGGGGTAATCCATATTCCATAGGACAAGATGGTGATAGAGAAACAGTGTTACTTAAATACAAAAAATACTTAGAAAGTAACCCTGAATTGATTAAACAAGCCAAGAAAGAATTAAGAGGAAAGATATTAGGTTGTTGGTGTAAACCTAATGCTTGTCACGGAGATATACTAATAGAATGTATAAAAAAGTTAAAGAAATAATAGACCCAGTCTATATGGTAGGTGGTTGCGTAAGAGATGACCTTTTAGGTGTTACACCAAAGGACTTTGACTTCTGTACACCTCTAACTCCTGAAGAAATTGAAAACGCTATTCGCAAAGCTGAAAGAAAGCCTTATCTTGTTGGTAAGAGATTCGGTACTATTGGAGTTAAAATTGATGGGCAACTTGTAGAGATTACCACTTTTCGCAGTGAAAAATATATTCAAGGAAGTCGCAAACCACAAGTAACTTATGTCAAAGATATTACTGCTGATTTATCTCGCAGAGATTTTACCATAAATGCGATTGCTCAAAGAGATAATAAGTATATTGACCCTTTTGACGGTATAAAAGATATTAAAAACAAAGCTATTCGTTGTGTAGGTAAACCAAGTGATAGATTTAAAGAAGACCCACTTCGTCTTTTGCGTTTATGTCGTTTTGTGGCTCAGTTAAATTTTAATGTGGATATTGACACTTTTGATAAAGCAAAACAATTATCTTACAAGATACTTGAAGTAAGCAAAGAACGATGGGTATTAGAACTTGACAAGTTACTTGTGACAAATAAACCAAGCATTGGCTTAGAGATTTTAGCAAGTATAAGATTGCTTAACTATATACTACCAGAATTAGCACCACAAGTAAACTATGACCAAAATAGCCCATATCATAGTCAGACATTATGGAAACATACTTTGGATGTTGTGGATTTTAGTCCTCCTGATGTAAATTTACGTTGGGCTGCACTTCTACATGATTCTGGTAAAATTTCAATGAGAACTGATAATAAGAAAGGATATTCTAATTATTTATATCATGAATTATCTTCCGCAGAAAATGTTTTAAAATATGGTAAATATCTAAAATGGAGTAATGATAGACTTAATA